TTGCTGGAAGATGAACCGCTGGAGGAAGAGGAGCTACTGGAGGAAGATGAACTACTTGAGGAAGAGCTACTTGAGGAAGACGAGCTAGAGGACGAACTGCTAGATGAGCTGCTCTCTGATTCGCTTACCGAGCCATTCGATTTACTCGATCCGAAGAAATGCAATAATCGATTGTTCATGAGCCTGCCCCCGGATAAGCGGATTGCAAGAATCGTTCGTTGGCTTCAAACTGTTCGCGCGTACGATTTGGGAACCGGACGCCTGCGAATCCTCGGCGGATCGCAGTAAGTCGAAGAACGATACGAACGGGGGTTTGTGACTCTTCACTGAGTGTCACATGAATGTGCGAGCCGTTGACGCGTGCTCCCACCATCAGAGGACGATCTGGTTGCGCCGCACAAACTTCGATCGAATTCTTTTCACACACTTCCACAAACTTTGGATCGATGGGAACTGTTGCGGTTCGGCCAGTCATCGTGACCAGGAGCACATCGTCGAATCGAACTTCGGGGCACTCTTCTGTGAAGAGAGCGGTGAAGCCGCCAGGTGTGAAACTTGCGGGAACGATAGCTGTCGACTTGTCACTGCCGCTTTCGTCATCGGTGGAGTCGCTGTCGCTACCGCTGTTGGAATCGCGGCTTCGGGAATCGCTGACCGATGCGCTAGCAGATTGGCTTATTGATTCGCTTTTCGAATCGCTTAGAGAATCACTAAGTGAATCACTGAATGACGTGCTGAACGAAGTGCTAGAGGAGTCATGCGAACTGGAGCCACTGTTGTCGTCACAGCATCTTGGGCTGAGTGCAATGTAGCTTCGAGTGTCTTCATGGAAGTGTGCTGCAACATGTTGCGTTGGCAAAAGTGCGTAGTCGCAGAGATTGTAGATCGAGATCCTGTTGCCTGAGGCTTGCCAAAAGCCTCCCACGAAACGAAGCTCTCTGGCAAATCCCCATGACTTCGAACGGATTCGTGTGGTGGGTTTGCAAAGAAGCGTCTGCTTGGGCGGATGGATCAACCAGGAACCGCGTCGATCGTAAGTAACAATCAGGAACTGATCGTCGTGGATCGATGGGATGGGACCTCGAATGCGTTGTGTGCTGGGGTTCCTGGCAAGGATCTTTACGGAATTGTCAGATGCATCGATCATCGGTTGGATCTCACCCGATTCATCGAGGGTCATGAGATCGCAGAGCGCGGAACCTGTTTGGAGATTCGTTTTTGGAGGAATGCCTCCGACTGGAACTCGAACGAGGTACACAGCGGGAGCTGGATTACCAACGCGAACAACAGCCCATTGGATGCCAGTTTGATTCGCATCGCGCCGCCGTAGGATTAGAGCCGACCCGTTGGGCTTCGATTGGAGCGTCGTTCCACCAGAGTCGGCAACATCGGCATATTGATGCCAGGTCTCTTGAACATTCACACGGGCAGCGACGACGCCTGCAAAAACTACACGCCCAACTTTGTCTTCTGCGATTGGCTCGATAGCTACACCGAATCGACCTGTATGCTCTTCGGCGTTTGGACGCACTGATTGGATCGTCGCATCGCGTACGAAACGAGCGAGATCTGCGGGCCCAAGGTCAGGATCGCCCAGTGGGGCGTTAAAACCGACGATTCCACCGATGGGCACAGTGGTCGAACTTAGATAGTGAACGCGAACGGTTGCAGCGTCGCGAACGTGGGTGCGGTTTCCTCCGCCACCCGAGAGACGATCGCGAGCGATTGCATCGGCGGCCGCCAGCAAACGGTTGTATTCCGCTGCGGTAATGTTAAGTCTATCACCTGGTCGAACGCGCCTCGCCATTACTCGATCCCCAATGCGTTAAAGTTCGCTTCGGAGTAAACCTGCTCGACGTAGGCCGCTTCAGGGACTCGCAGGACGCGATCGCCAACGACTTCTTCACCGTGCTTGACCCACAAGTAGTCCCAACTGTGCCTTGGATCCACCGTCGATGGTTCCAGTCGATGGTTCCAACTGATTGCGGCAAGTTGGAGCACTGATCGTTTACTACGGGGTGCATTCCCATTTTGCGTAGGTTTGCTAGCAGATCTCGCGAGTCAAGCATCTGGAACCTAACGATTTCAACGATCTGAATTCTGTATTCGCCTGAAGCGACCATAGAATCGAATGCCCGACCGCCGGAGCAATTCCAAAGCCAATTTCAAGCGATTAGGAACGCAATTAGCGCGGGCCTCCCCGTCTCTCAGCAATTTGGGAATTCGCCCTTGACAACCGTCTACCATTGTTCGACGAGTGTGCATTTCGCTCCCGAAACTGTCGTTCACACAAATGAAATGGAGTAAGAGTTACTATGCAAAAAGTTCCGTGGAGTCTAACGCACAGAAAGAGCGTTATGACCAAGATTCTGACTTGCGTGCTAATGGTAGCTAGTCATGCCCTGCAATCTTCCCGCTTTGGTAGCTAGCGGCCCTGCGATTGATGGCGACGATAGCAGTCTTTACTTCGAAGACTATTTCGATGGAACGTTTGAGGCAATAGACCTCGACGATCTGTCCTATCATTTTGGATACGTAGAATCAGGGTTTGGTTTGAGCATTGGAAGTGTGTATTCGGAGGAAGGCGAGACGTTCTTTTTTGCTGACGAAGCAACAGGGGACTTCTACTGGAGTAGCTCTGCGTCCGGCGGTTTGATGATGCCAAGTAACGTTGGAATAGGAGGGATTATCAAGAAAATCATCGAAATCCTCATAAAGAAAAAGCCAAAACCTCCTGTAAAGCCGAAACCGCCAACTCCACCGAAAAAAGATCCACCCAAAGACTTGGACGATTGGGAAGATCAAGTACGTAGACAGCGTCAACGGGACGGAAAAGACTATCCTCCAGATGACCTTCCTCCAAGAAAACCAAACATTCCAGACCACGGTGGACCTCCTGTTCCAGATGATCCATCCTGAGATGTTCAAAGTACTAGCCCAGAAGCACGCGACAGAGTTTTTTTTGGTCGCGTGCTTGGTTGGTTCTTTGGTTACGCTGGCTAGTTTTTTTGGGATGGCAGTGCTATTTGCACCTAGGTCGACGGCATTTTGGATTTGTTGGGGCTTGGTTTCCGTTATCGCGACGGTTCGCTTGTGTAGGTCGATTCATTTTAGTTGTAGAAACGGGATCGTTGATGTTTCGCGAGAGTCGCAGCTGCTGAGATTGATCGACAATAGACGTTCAAATCTCGGAATTGCCTTACCCGATCGAGTTATTGTTGACCTATCCGATGAAGTGGCGATCGCATACGTAACGGAAAATGTTTTACGGCCTCCCGAACTCCAGCTGCGCATTGGTTGCTTATGCCTCATGGTGCTGGACGAAAAAGAAATTGATGCGCTGATTTCTCATGAGTTAGGGCATGTTCGAGTAAAAAAAAGTTTTAGGTTTGTTTCTTGGATGAGATACTGTAATCTAGCCATGCTCAGGGCGTGGTTTCCGTGGTTTGTTAGATCCTTTGACAAAACGCTAATCAACATAGCACGTGCGTCTAAACGAGCTGAGGAATTTGATTGCGACTCTATTGCGGCACAATGCACGGAACCCCTAACTGTTAGTCGGGCGTTACTTGCACACGCTGTAATGGGGTATGTTTACGAACGGCGAGTTTTGGATTGCGAGCAAGGCAAGATGCATACGGATTTATCCATTTTTTGCAAAAATGCCGGTATCGTCTGCGAGGGTTTGAGCTTATGTCGAGATGATCAGTTTTTGCGAGACTTTTTGAATTTCGAGGCGAGGCAAAGCGTGCAGGGACACCATCCTTCTTTACTAGAGCGATTTCAAAACCTACGCGTCTCGACGCAAGACGTGATTAACTCATTCTGTACCCGCGAATTTTTGGTTCGAGATTCTGAATCGGCGGACAATACGCACTTATTGAAGAGTATGCAGGTTTGGACTAGTTAGCGCACCTCGATTGTAACGAAATGCTAGGGCTAGAAGCTCCTCACCGGTTGCAAAGTTGTCGTCGGCACTCAACGTGCTGGGGAAGACACGCGATGGCCCGGTGGTGCTTCCATTGGGAATTAACTCCAAATTCCCGTGGAACTTCTCGGACTGTGCTATGCTCAGAGTGGGCAAGCGACGGAGTGCGGTACCGACTTCGCCATCTTGAATTCCAAGGTTTCCGAGCGAGCGTTTCCTCAAGACTCATGTTGGCATCGGAAGCCACTGGACCCGCGTAAGACAACGCTTCACCAAGCGATTCCACAGAGTTGAAGGACTTATTGGCTGCTGCCGTCAGACCGTCGGCAACGCGAACGGCATCGCTGGCTTCCATGGAGAACTGGCGAATGGTAGCTGCCATGATCCCAGAACTGAGCGTGGCATCGGTACCAGTCGCTCGTGCCAGATTCATAACGGCAAGGGTCATCTCCTCGATCTGTTTGGGAGAGAAGCCCGCGCGACCGAGTTCGGTCATGAGCGAAGCGACTTCCGTTGCGGAGAAGCTCGTGGTCGCTCCTAAGTGCTTCGCAGTATTGCGTAGAGATTCGAAAGTTTCGCCAGTCGCGTTGGCTGCTGCACCCGCAGCGCGAATTGCATCGTCAAAGCTGGTATAGACCGCGAGGCTTCCAGCCACTGGAGTCGCAGCGGCAACTCCCAACCCAGTGAGCTTCGTTCCGAGCAAGCGTGTTGAAGCGCCGAATGACTTAAGCCGCTTCTGCGCAGCTTCGAGTCCCTTGAGGAATTGAGAACTCCTCGTTGTCAGCTCGACGTAGGCTCCTCCAGCTTTGACTTGCGACATGGCGACTCTTGTGTCCTTGGACGGTAACTTGCACCCAACATTCCAGCGGCCTGTTCAACAGTCCCTTTCGCTATCACTGGGCGTTTCTCTGCATATGGATTGAAGTCATCGGGTCTGAATGGCTTGCGGCGTTTCTTGCGATCTCGATTCATCTCGGCCATCAATGCCATGATCGTGCTTGCAACATTCCAGTCGTGCTGGCGTTTGGCCTCAGCCATCAGCACCAATTGGCGAAGCGTCAGGGGACCTGGATCGACTCCGACGATGCCGGCAAGTCGGACGATGAGTTGCTCGATGTCGGCACTCCGAGCTTGCGTTCGAGATCTTCGACGATCTTGTCCACGAGATTCGGATCGTCCAGTCGCTTCTCGATCGCGTTGATTCCTCGCGTCTCGATCAGCTTCTGTTTCTCGGCCGCCTTCCGCAGAAGACGGCGTCGAGACTCCGGGAAGTAACTGATCAACGCCTCGAGGAGTGCTCCGGTTGCATCATCGATCGAATTGCCAGCAAGGCCTTCTCCAAAGGCCTCGTCGGTAATCTGTTGCTGATCGGCTTGTGGCTTGCATATCGCAAACAGGACGTCGCCGAGGAGAAGGGGATCGGTAGACAGTCGCGTGATCAAATCACCGTCGATCGCTTCCAGCAGATGCACGCCGGTGAGAGTCTTCACGCGCCGCAGCGTTGTGTTATCGATATCCACAATCCAAATGCGACCGGCGCGGTCAACGAACTTCTGCATGTTAATAGTCCTGAGACTTGAGGCTTGAGGCTTGAGGCTTGAGGCTTGAGTCTTGAGTCTTGAGTCTTGAGTCTTGAGTCTTGAGGAAGGAAAAAGTACAATTGAATACAAAGCTTAGGCAACACGCCTTCTTAAGGGCCAGCCAAGCCCGGTCCCACGTTCATGCCACCACCGGAACTCGACTGCGTTGGCTTGAGAGTTACGTCAGCGGAGATGACCTCTTCCAGGTTTTGATTGACATTGAAATTCATCACTTCGCAGGTCAGAGTGAGCGTTCCACCAGCGTCGCTGATGCCGACATCACATGGGTCACCGCTGCTCCACAGGCCTTGAAGCAGTCCGAATGCAGAGTCACCTTCTTTGTTTAGTACCGTGAACTCAATGGACGCATCTTTGAGCGTTCCCACTGTCGCCCGCCAACCATTGTTGGCCCGAGTACTCGCGTCGGCCTCTGCCTTCTCTAGGCTGACCGTCAAATCCTTGACGTTGGTGATCTCGACGCCGTCAATGGTGAGGACCGCTTCGAGACCGAGTTTTACTTCTGGCATTGTTTCGATTTCCTTTTGGAGCGAGTACAATCAAGCGTAGGAGGGATAATCATGTCAGACGTTTTATTGAACAGCAGCGATACAAATCTCAAGGTGATATTAAGCCAATTGAAGCCTGGCGAAGTGGCACGCATCATTGATGACGGACAGGTCATAGCGACGCTTCAAAAAGCTGATACTTCCGATCGACTTTATCCGTGTAAAGCGGGTTCTGCGGGAGGCACGACTCACTGGATGGCTGATGACTTCGACGCGCCGCTGGATGACTTTCGCGAGTACATGGAATGAACATTCTGTTGGATACACATTCGTTTCTTTGGTTTGTCTGGAACGATCCAAGACTTTCCCAAAATGCAATAGCAACGATCGAGTCACCAACAAATCGTAAATGGGTAAGCGTTGCTAGCCTCTGGGAAATCACGATTAAGGTAAGCATCAACAAACTCGAGCTTGGATTACCTATCGAATCGTTCTTGACACAGCATCTTTCCGTCAATGACTTTTCCGTGCTCAATATTTCCACTGATCATCTCTCCATTCTCTCTCGCTTGGACTTTCATCATCGAGATCCTTTTGACCGTTTACTCGCTTCACAATCGATCTCGGAACCCATGTCGCTCATCAGCTGTGATGTTGTCTTCGATCAATATGGCGTTGACCGATTTTGGTAGTTACTTGACTGAGTTGGCCCAGAATGTGGGGAGCCGACTCCGATTGGCTTCCAGTGCCGGCTTCATGAATGGTCGCTTGGGATAATGGCGAGGCTTGTTGTCACTGCGTCGTTCGTTCTCCTCGACAATCAAGCGAGTTGCTCGGTTGGCTTGCGCCGCAGTTCGCGATTCGATCCTTGCAAACTTGGTCTTGCTTCCGTGTTGTATGGCACGGATGGGACCATGCTCGCCAACCTTAAATCGATGCGGCTTGAGCTTTCGACGCTTGGTTGCCACGCCACCGAACTCATGCAAGTTCCAAATGCGTCCAGCGATCTCATTCACAGGGCCGATCGCGACTACGGTTTTGTTGCTAGCAACCTCATAACGGATTACTCGTTTGAGCATTCCTGTTTGCGTATGCGGTGGGCTTCCAGGCTTCGATGGTTTCTTGCGACGTCGAATGCTGAACCGAGCGGTCTTGCCAATTGCGCCCCCGGCATGACGAAGCGATTTGAAGGTGGCGGTCTCTACCTTCTTCTTCAGCTTTGTCTTATCGAATTGTGTGCGAACGGTTACATCGATCATCGCGCTAGTTCAAACGTTAGGGTCAACAAGCTTGTAAACTGACGCAGCTGCTCCCAATGCTCGCTGGAGTACAGAACGGCATGCTCTGCTTTGATACACCTTGCAGCTTGAAATGAATCGAGCCTTTTCAAGCGAAACTCGTCGGCAATTTTTTCCACAAGATCAACCAGTGGATCGATCTCCTCGTTGGTTCCCTTCGAAAACTTCTTCTGCACGGCTACATCAACGCGGCAGTGGTACTTGTTGTGGGCGCGGTCGTGAGGAAAAAGCTCAACATCGCGAGGTACCACGGTTACGCGGAGTTCCTTCATGTCTTCGAGGTCGAAGTTTGGAACATACATGCGTTCGGCAACAAATTCAAAATCGAACTCGGCTGCGTTGAGCTGGGCGGTTACGCTATCGGCAACTTGTAGAACGGTCGTCATAAAACAGTCTCGAGTCCTGAGTCGTGAGTCTTGAGGATGAGTAAGGAGCCAATGGTTAAACCCAAGACTTAAGTCTCACGACTTGCGACTTGTTTAGTGTGGATGCGGAGTTTGAATCGAAATGGATCGCTGTATCGCCACGGCGGATCGTTTCCAAGCGACATGACTTCGAACTCGAAGACGGTGAAGCCTACGACTTCGACGATCGTGTCGCCGCGCCGCGGTAGTGAGCCTATCGCTGACTCCATCAACTCGTGAGTATTGATTAGGAAATCGCGAACTTGGGATCGAGTAACAATTCCCTCGCCGTCGTCTTGGTCGTATTCTGACTTCCCTATGGTTGCTGACAGCTCCACCTCGATAGCATCGCGGCAATAGACAACTTTTTTGGACGCATGCTCGGTCATTTGACTCGCCAACCACGCTTGACCACGTTCCATCATGTTGAGCATTAGTGTTGGCTCCTGATTGCGAAAACTTTCCAAATGATCTCCTCGAGCCTTCTCCAAAAATCGAGGCGATCCAATATGGGGTTGAGCCAATCTGTCATCACGCAGTACTTCGATTCAAATGGATCAATGTGATGTTGTGCGTGATGCTTTGGAGATTGCAACAAACCGATCGATTGCAGTGCTTCGATCCATGAGGCGACTTTTCCCTTGCTATGAGCCCAAGCGTGAATCTCGTTTGCCTGACTCACAAACACAAATACTCCACAGATTGGATGCGGTACCGTTAGCAAGAACGCGATCGCAGCGGGAATGATCGTTGTTGAGTTGCGAGACCAATAGCCTTGATCTAGGAATGCCAAAGGCTGGTCATGGTGCAGCTGATTGGGCTTGGCAATACAATCGCCAATCAAAGGCCATTTCACATCCGCATAACGATCTTCCCACCAATGCCAGAAGCCAGCCAAAAGATCCGCCGACAAATAGCAACACAGCAAGTATCCAATCCAATGAAACAT